ACGCGTGCCCGACATGTTCTCAGCAGATCGCCGAAAGTACACGCACCACTAAGTTGGCAGCTGCTAAATCAAAAGCAGCTGAATTACAATCGGCCATTCGAAAAGCAGATGAAGAAGCAGCCTCGGTAGTAGACGATATTAACAAATATACTGCAGCAGCAGAAATTATTCGTGAAAAGCAATCAGCTATTCATGGTAACAATCGTACTATCCAGCGTATTCAAAATACTATTAAATCGTTGAATGAAGATATTACACGCCTGACCTCGCGCTCGGGCGATCTCGCGGGCGCGAACGCGGACTTAGCAGAGATGAATGCTGATAAGGATCGGTTCATGGAAGAACGTCTGAAGCTGAATGAGGAACAGTCGTACAATACCGTTATGGCAGAGATGCTAAAAGACACTGGCATCAAGACCAAGGTAATCAAGCAATACATCCCGATCATCAATAACCTTGTTAACAAATACCTACAGATCCTGGATTTCTTTGTACATTTCAATTTAGACGAAAGCTTCCAGGAAACTATTAAGTCTCGCCACCGTGATGCGTTTTCATACGATAGCTTTTCTGAAGGTGAAAAGCAACGCATCGACTTGGCATTGCTATTCACGTGGCGTATGATTGCTAAGATGAAGAACTCTGTTGCTACTAACCTATTGGTACTGGACGAGACATTTGATAGCTCGTTGGACCACGATGGCGTAGAGAATCTAATGAAGATCCTGTACTCACTGGACGACGATACGAACGTATTTGTTATTAGTCATAAGGGCGAGATTCTGGACAACAAGTTCAAGAACAAGTTGGAATTCTTTAAAGAGAAAAACTTCAGCAAAATGAAAGATTATGGTTTACAGGCCGCTTAATCTATTATATAATGATTACATCATGAAGAAGGATGAGCTATGAAACTTACAGAACATACCACACAGGTACTGAAAAACTTCTCTGCGATCAACAGTAACATCGTAATCCACACAGGTAATGTGCTATCTACGATCTCTGAGGCACGTAACATCTTGTCGTCGGCAACGATCGATGTAAACTTCCCATCAGAGTTTGGCATTTACGATCTGAACGAGTTCTTGGGTGTACTATCGCTGGTAGACGAACCTGAGATTAAAATCGAAGACAAATATGCTGTTGTTGGCGATGCTACTGGTCGTTCGAAGATTAAGTATTTCTTTACCGATGTAGATATGCTTACTGCACCGAATCCTAGCATGCTCGAGAAAGCATCTGCTATGAACGACTTTGAAGTAAGCTTTACTCTTGACCAAGATACATTGAACAAAATCAAACGTGCAGCATCTGCACTTGGTCATACGTCTGTATCTGTCACTGCAGCTAACGGATCGATTGCATTGACTGTATTTGATCCTGAAAATACCACGTCCAATACATTTACGATTGAATTGGCGGGTACATATGATAGTGAAGACTTTAACTTCATTATCAACATTCAGAACCTGAAGATCTTGCCCGGCGATTATAATGTCGGTCTATCTTCTAAACTTATGTCCCGGTTCACACATACAGAAAAAAATGTGGACTATTGGATTGCACTTGAAAAAACATCAACTTACGGAGTATAAATGATGAACGTTAGTATTAATGAAATGAGCCAGCGTATTGCACGTAGCACTGTTGCTATTATCGATACGATGGTACAGCGTGGCGCTGCACGTGGTGAAGAACTGACCACACTTGGCCAGCTTCGTGATCAGTGTGTTAGCCTGGTGTCGGCAATTGAAGCTGAACAAGCAGCAGGTGCTGAAACTACCGAAGCTGCACCAGAAGGTGAAAAACCTACCAAAAAGTAATTTACTTCCTACTCCAACTATTATATAATGAATCATCACTTGAATTGGAGTTATTATGTCGAAAGACTTTCTTTGGGTGGAAAAATATCGCCCTAAAACAGTTGCTGAAACCATCTTGCCAAAGCGCTTAAAAGATGTGTTTCAGCGTATGGTAGATACTGGTGAGCTGCAGAATATGCTGCTTACCGGTACTGCTGGCCTCGGTAAAACCACGGTAGCAAAGGCTTTGTGTAATGAGCTGGGCCTAGATTACATTGTAATTAACGGGTCGGAAGAGGGTAATATCGATACTCTCCGCGGCAAGATTAAACAGTTTGCCTCGACGGTTTCTTTCTCTGGTGGCTACAAAGTAGTTATCCTAGACGAAGCTGACTACCTCAATCCACAATCGACCCAACCTGCGCTCCGTGGTTTTATCGAACAGTTCTCTGATAACTGTCGCTTTATTCTCACATGTAACTTTAAGAACCGTATCATCGAACCGTTACATAGTCGGTGCGGTGTCTATGAATTTAACCCTACAAAGCAAGATTTAGTCGATCTTGCTGGTCAATTCTTTGCCCGATTTACATATATACTCGACCAGGAAGGCGTACCCTATCAGAAGAAAGCTGTAGCTGATCTGATCATGAAGTACGCTCCCGATTGGCGGAGGGTATTAAATGAAGGACAACGTTGGGGCAGTAGTGGCGCTGGTATTAATGGCGACAATAGTAGCGATGCTGATCTTGGGTTTAACGATCTCTTCGCCGCACTGAAATCTAAAGACTTCAAGGCTATGCGTAAGTGGGTGGTGAATCACACAGATGTGGACACCTCAGCAATTATCCGTGGCGTGTACGATCAGATGTATGAAAAAGTACAGCCACAATCTATCCCACAGCTGGTCCTGATCCTTGCTGACTATCAATACAAAGCAGCATTTGTTGCAGACCACGAACTGAATCTTGTAGCTTGTATGACTGAAATCATGTCGGAGGTACAAATCCAATGAAATTCTGGATCGGTCTAATCGTAATCTGGCTTTTAATTTATAATGATGCACAGCTATTCCGAGCTTTGCATTCTGCAATTGTAGGAGTATTGCAATGACATTCAAAGGAATCGACACCGCTGTAATCTATGACTTTGAAACACTAGCCCAAAATCCCGTAGACGGTGTGGTCGTTTCCTTTGCTATGATGAGCTTTGACCCGAATCGGTTCGTCGATAGTCCTTACACCTATCAAGAGCTTTTGGATAAGACACATTATCTAAAGTTCGACGTGGAAGATCAGGTTAAGAGCTACAATCGTAAAATCGAAAAAGACTCATTGGAATGGTGGAGTCGACAGAACAAGGAAGCACAGGCAAAACTGGCACCGAGCAGCAATGATAAGTCCATCGCAGAACTATACGGGTTTTTCGTAGTAAACAAACCGGTTAACCTAAATAAGGTATATACTAGGCGTAATACGTTTGATCCAGTTTTCATGACGTCGCTTATGAAAGCTACAGGTAATCCTCAACCATATGATTGGTGGGACGTACGGGATACGATTAGCTATATCGAGGGATTGGTACATCCTCAAGATATTAAGACTAACTTTATTCCCGAAGGTCTTGAGGAACACTTTGTAGTTCATGATCCGTGCCATGATATTGCGATGGATGTTATGCGTATCCAAACAATCGTGCAAGCGATATCAGCTTTCTAGGAGGTGACTATGCTCAGACTGTACAGTAAAGATAAGTGCTTCTATTGTAAACAATTGAAAAAGAAACTTGATGAATGGGGATACGATTATATTACCATTCGGGTTGATCAAGATCCTAGCGGTATGGATTTTATGTCTCAGCGTGGACATAAGACTGTACCCCAGCTTTATTATAACGATATAGATGTACAACAGGGACAATCTACCGAATTAACAAAAGAAAAGCTTGGCGATAGGATTGAACGTATTATTTGGCCAAACATTGATAGTGGAATAGAATGAATCCTTTTGAATACGTGAATGCTATTAACAGTAGCAAAAAAGATATTATGGTCGACGATCTGGCTGAAAAGTCATACTCTAGCTTCACAATTAATCGTTCTTTGTCATACTTTAATGATACAGTTTTGGCTGCGAACGAAATGAATAAGAACCACCATCTTGATAAAAAGCTACAATTTCATTTTTTGATAAATATCGTTAGGAAGCGTAAACGCTTCTCCAAATGGGATAAACCTGAACTGGTATCCGACATTGAAGTGGTAAAAGAATATTATGGCTACAGTAATGAAAAAGCCAGACAAATCCTACCACTTCTCTCGTCCGACCAGATTATGAATTTGAGAGAGAAGGTATTTAAAGGTGGTAGAAGAAAATAAAAATGTCCATTGGACACCACAAGACATGCTCGAAGTTATTTTAGACGAGCCAGACGATTTTTTAAAAGTACGTGAGACATTGACCCGTATCGGCGTTGCATCCCGTAAAGATAAAAAGCTATTCCAATCTTGCCATATCTTACATAAACAAGGTAGGTACTTTATTGTACACTTTAAGGAGCTGTTCCTCCTTGATGGTAAGAAGTCGAACTTAGAAGAAAACGACGTACAGCGTAGAAACACAATCGCTACATTGCTATCTGACTGGGGCTTAATTAAGCTTGCAGCTGCTGGTGGATTAGATTGTGCACCATTACGCCAGATTAAAATTATTCCATTCAAAGAAAAAAATGAATGGGAACTATGTCCAAAGTATAACATAGGCAATAAGTAATGGCACTTACTAGAAGAACTTTAAAAGATGGATCCCAGTTTTGGGATTATATTGATTGGAGTGATTTAGCTAATCAATTACTTACAGCATCACAAGATTTACCAGCGGATTTATCTGATATACTTAATGAAGTAGTAGAAACCGATCTAACGATTGGGGATATTTTACGTGGTGATTTTAACGAAAGCACCACCATTGATGCCAATGATGCCTTAAATGCTGCAAGATTTTCAGCAGGCGCTTATGATTTAATATCAGATAACTTTTATGATAACATTGTAAAATACGTACTTTATAATGAAGATATTCAAAAGTATTACGGTGCACCTTCTAACTGGAGCGCAAACCCTGCTAAAAACCCCTTTTTCTATAATTCTGATACAGGTGAAATGATACCTGATATAGTAACTACGGATAAAGAGCAGACCTTAACTAATAAAACTATTGATACCGCAAACAACGCTGTAACAATAAATCTTGGTGATAGCGATTTAAATTTTACTGGGACTGTAGAGCAATTTAATTCGGCATTGAGTAATGGAACATTTGTTACTACCGACGATATTTCTTCTATTTTACCCTTAACATTTAAATATGGTACGATAACAGATGTAGATCTAGATCGGGATAATACTTTTACTGTTACTTTTGATACACCATTTCCTAATAATTTACATGGTATTCAAACACAAATTAAAGATCCTACTGGTGGGACTATGTATGCATATGATGCATATCTAACTGAAGATTCTACTACTGGATTTACTTTCCGAATTGCTTCTGATGTATCTTTTACCTCTGGTATTGGGTCAGTATATTGGTTTGCCTACGGCGATTAAATTTATCCTAAAAGATAAAACCAGGTATTCCGCAGGTGAATAGCTAAAATTTTATCTTTGAAGATAAATACAACCGGATGCCGGAAACGGGTCCACACTATTCTTGCTTGTATAAAGGAGATAAACATGACAGGCGTAAAAACACTATTCCCGCGTTCATCTTTTGTTGGCTTTGACCACTTACTGAACGAATTGGACTACGTTGCAAAACATAGCCAAGATAATTATCCACCTCATAACATCCTGAAGACTGGCGACACCGATTATCTAATCGAATTGGCAGTTGCAGGGTTTACGAAAGATGAGCTTACGATTGAAGTCAAAGATCGTACTTTGACTGTGACGGGAGACCATGTATCTAGAGGCAGAGAGTTTATTCATCGTGGCATTTCCACGAAGAAGTTTAAACGCACCTTTAGGCTGTCTGAACACGTACACGTAAACGGAGCGGATCTTAAGGATGGCATTCTGTCAGTTGAGCTGAAGTATGTAGTCCCCGAAGAACTGCGTCCTCGTAGAATCGAAATCGGTCATTACGAGGATAACACAAATGACACAGACACTAAACAACTTCTTCAAGAGAGTTAACCAGCACTTTATTCAAAGGAAAGCCGTAAAAGAACTTAACCAATTATCAGATTATGAATTAAGAGACATTGGTATTTCTAGAGGTGACATTCTTTCAGTAGTTCGTGGCGACAAAGATATGGCACGTGCAGCTGATGTGAATGATAACCTGAAAGGCTTCGTATAATGGATGGAGCTATTCTTTATTTTACTCACGGCATCGGTTCTTTTGGTTCTAATGTTGTTGCTAAGATCAATCGCACGTTCTGTAAAATCGGATATATGCGAGCTGCAACAGAACTTAGAAGAGCTGGATACAATGAAGAAGCGAACAAGTGCATCAGACTTATGAATAGTTTGTAACACTACTTGGTAGGCCTTCGGGCCTACCTCACACACAGGAGAAAATATGGTTAAGCCAAATACCACTTTTAATTTAAGTATTGATGATATTAATTTAATTGAAGAGGCTTTAAACTATCAACTATCCCGTTTAACTGAACAGCGCATAACCCACATCGAAAGTACTATTGTACCAGCAGATCAGCTTGATTCGGTTAAATATATTGATTATCAAATTAGTAATGTAAGAGAATTACTCGGTAGCTTACATAATCAGAAAAACTGGTATAGACCAACCGGCGTTTATGTTTCTGGTTAAAGTTATATAAATAGCTAAAATAAGCTACAAAGGGGGAACAATATGTTTCATACTATGATCGAAAAGGCTATTCATAAAAGCCAACACTGTCAACGAAATTGGGATCTAGCTAAGGCAGTACCTGAGGAAGATCTCAAGGTTATGGAAACAGCTGTTACCCAGTGTCCATCAAAGCAAAACTATGCTTACTATAAACCATACATTATTACTAACCGTGAAATGATTGAAAAGATTTATGCTAACACAGATGGTTTTGGTTTAGGACGAACTCCCCCTATTAACAAAAAGAACTCTCAAGTACTTGCTAATGTTCTGGTTGCATTTGTAAAAGATAGCCAGGTAATGAGAGATGAAAAAACACGTGAATTAAATGCCGTTGAGGCAAAAAAACTTGGTCATGAAACAGAAGAACAAGCAAGACAAAGACAACTAGCTGTTGGTATTGCCGCTGGTTATCTTAATCTTTCATCAACACTTATGGGTTATTCTACCGGTTGCTGCACTTGCTTTAACGAAAGTGCCGTAAGAGAAGCTTTAGGTGCTGATCAAGAAGTTATGCTTTTGATGGGCGTTGGTTGGAAAGACGAAAACCGTCCACGCAGAGAAAAGCATGACGAACCGGAATTTACATTCCCTACATTATCAAAAAGTTTAGATGCGGTACGAGTAGCTTAATTTTTTTATTATAAATCACACACACAGGAGAACTACAATGACAAATAAGAACCCATTTGAAATCCGCGCGGAAATGGTAAAATTGGCTAAAGACTACATGGATGCTCAGCACCAGCTTAATGTTCAGCTGGTTAATGACATGTACGAACAAGGTAAAAAAAGCTTCGAAGAAGTTCAAGAAGCTTACCAAATGTATTCTATGGACGATTTAATGGCCAAAGCGAAAGAAATGTATTCTTTCGTTTCTACCAAAGACTAATTTATAAATACCCCTGTGCCATACTAGCATAGGGGTATTTTGTATGTCTGATAAAGAAGATCTAAACTTAAGCGAATTCGATTACATCATGGCAGCTGTTGCTGAATATTCTATGGATCGTAAGCTCGACAAAGAAATGTTTTGGAACATTATTAACCACGTCGACGATGGATATGAGTTCTTGGTAGCTATGGAGGCACAAAGCCATCTTATGGAGCTAGTTGAGAATCATAATATTATGA